GTTGCCTGTATTGTAGCTCTATTGTTATATGGTATAGATTTTGACCATGCCTGACAAACAAATTTCTGTGCAACAGATTCTCCAGGAGCAGTAAAATCAAAACTATCACTATCTTCTGCACGGGCATCAAGGAAACTTTCTATTTCATCTGCTTCCACTTCAGAAACATTAAAAGTAAAATTATAAATCTTAGGATTCTGATGTTCAGCTAGTCCAAATAATATTCTGTGCTCATAACCATCAGCAAAGCTAATAGTTCTTGTACTTGGTGCAGATTTTTTTTGCTGCCCATAAACAGGCTTAATTGAGGGAAATGTAGCCATTATGTTAATAATCCTCCTGGTCTTTTCTGTTTAATTAATTCTGATTGTATAGCAACTGAAATCATACGACCAAGTTCTCTACCTTGTTCTTCATCTCCTTCAACAGAAGAACCAGAAGCATCTACGTTTACTACAATATTTGTTGAACCACCTAAAGACTCATTTGGTGTAATTGTCCCTGATACACCAGGAGTAAATAATTCAGCACCTCTTTCTCCTACTAAATAAGTTCCTCCACCTCTTACTCTTCCTCCATTTGCCATCGCACCATCTATAGCTGGCATCTGAATATTAAACATATTTTGAAACAAGCCTAAGAAAGATTTTTGAATACCAGCAGCAAGCACTTGTGCAGCAAGATCCAAGAAGTAATCACCAATTCTGTTTAACATACTTCTAAATGCTTCCGATACTGTCATTGTTCCTTTGACAATTCCTTTGAAAGCATCTTCAAAACCGAATTTTATTTCTTTACTTAAATCAATAATTATTCTTTGAGCTTTTGATAATTTCTTTAATTCTTCTTCAGGTGCTTTAAATTCCTCTAAAAACATTAAATTCTCTACATTTGCACTAAGAGCATCAACTAATTCTTTTGCTTTAACAGTACTTAAATCAAATTCTTCTGGTAATTTATTTAATGCTTCTTTCAATAATAATGTATCTCCTAAAATTTCTTTTAAACGAACATCAATCTTTCCTTTTGCTTCTACACTAATTAAACCATCTCTAGTATTTTTAGGATCGTTTAATATTTTTTGAATCTCTTCATCATCTTTCATTATCTGTCTAATAACTTTCTGAAAATCTGCTCCTAAGAATGTTTCAATTTGTAAGTCATTTAATTTACCAAATACATCCCTAACTGCACGAACTCCAACAGTTTCAAACTTTTTCAAATCTTCTTTAAATCTAGTTGAAAATCTTTTAGATTGCTCAGAAGCTATTAAAGAATTTTTAATAAATTCATTTGCAGCTTCAGATCCTTCCTGACTTAATATCTTATATGCTTCAAATTCTTGTCCTAATGTTAACTTCTCGCTTAGTGCTTGTATTCTATTTAAAGTACTTGAAAAATCATTTAATCCTATAGTTGCATCAAATGTTGCTCTATCTCCAAAAATTCTTTGTAAATTCAAACCTCCTACATCTTGAAATTTACCAAACTCTTTTGCTGCTTGAATAGCTTCTTCTTTTGTAATATTTAAATCTTTTGCTAATTGTTTGATTTGTGTGCTAGTAATTTTAGTACTAATTCCTTGATTTTGTAATTCTACATTTAAGTCTTTTATTGCTTTTCTAAAATCTATTATTTTTTGAATTTCTTGAGCAGCAGCAGTAGCAACAATAGAGCCAGCAAAACCAAACCCAGGAGATAAAGCACCACCAGCTAAACCTCCAATACCACCAGCAGCAGCACCTAAACCACCTTGACCAAACAATAAAGGAAAACCACCACCAATAAGACCACTTTGCAAACCACCTTTAACTCTTCCAGAAACTCCAGTTTGAGAAGCAAACATACCTCTAGGATTAGCTCTTCTTCCAATCCCAAGTTTTTCTGGGATCGTAAGCCTTTTTTGAGCAGAAGGTATCATAGGTGCTGCAAAAGCATCTCTAGTAGCTTGTTGACTTAATATTTGTGATGATTTTTTAGTAAATCCAGAAATATTTTTTGTATCTTTTTGAATTTTACTTGCAGCCTTACTAAACGATAAGAATCCTCTTTTTTCTGATTCTTGTCTTGCACTTAAAGGAAAACTAGAAGCTGTACCTGTTGCAGCGAAACGGGCTGCTCTTCTATTAATTATTCGATCTCTTATTGCTTGTGGAGAAGTAAGACTAACTGCTTCAAATGGCTGATTGACCATTTGTTGAGGCCCAAATGGAGTAGTAGTAATTCCACGTTTTCTATTATTTCTATCTATAGCTTTTTGTTGTGCAACAGTTAAAACATTTGGAGAAGTTATTTGATCTGCTCTTTGACTAAAACTTTTAAATGGACTGCCACCACCTTGAAATCTAAATTTATTCATTAAAGCAGTTCTTTCCTTAAGTTCTTTATTAACCATTCTTTCTGCTGTTGCTAAATCTCTAGCAGCAAGAACACTAGCTTTCGTTCCTAAAACAGTATCTCTAAATTCTGATTTAGCTTTAGATAAAGCAGCAGATAAATTATTTAATGTAGCAACATTAGTGTTAGCAGTTTGACCTATTTCTCTTAAACCTTTTCTTGCTCGCTCTGCTGTCTCCGCAGTTTTATCTAATTGTTTATTAAACGCAGTTAATTTATTAGTATTTTTTATAGCAACACTAATATCAACATTATAATTAGCCACTTGCTATAAAAATAAAAACATTTCTTCTATATTACCTTCTTTTACCTCTTAAAGCATTAGTTTTTTGTGCTTGTTCACGTTGCTTTTGAAATTCTTCATGTTCAATTTCTGCATAAGCAGCCCAACCTATCATTTCTTCCATAGTTAAAGTTTCACATAACTCAGCTACAGTTTTATGTAATGTTTTTGCTAAAGAAAATATAAATTGCCAATCTTTATTTGCTTTTTAAATCGGCTTTAGCCTCTTTAACCTCCTTATCAACAGTAATCATTGCTATCTGAATCTCTTCAAGAATTGATGCTGAAACTTCTCTTCTCAATGAAGCCTTATCTCCATCTTGAAATAATCTTGCACCATCTTGATCTAATGCTTTTTCAATCATCATTTGCAAAGCATAGTCGTTAGTATCTTCAGTTCCAGTTTTTTTCTGAATAGCTTCCCTTTCAGCAATAGTTAATGGATGCCAATAAACAGTAAGAATAATTTCATCATTCTGTTTTACATCATGTTTATAAAGTTGAGAAACTCCAAACTTGTTTTTTAAAAGATCAACTGCTCTAGTCATGTTAAT